AAAGGGCAGGCGGTCGGTCTCCTCCCAGTAGGTGTAGTCCTGGCGCTCCTCCATGCTGTAGTAGTGGCGGATATGGGGATCCACGGCGACCAGCAGCTCCTTGATTTCGGTCAGGGTCACGGCTGCATCACCTCCAGGCTGAGATCCGTGACAGGCGTGGGGCCGTCATCATCCAGGCCGTGGTAAGCGCGGGTGATGCGGTAGACGGTATCCTCCGCCGTGACCTGGCCCCAATCGGCGACCTGGCGCAGCACGGCCACGTCGTTCTGCCGGATATCCCGGCATTGCAGCACGCGGACGCGGGCGTCGGTGCGGTTCTCCCGGCGGCCCTCGGTGGGCCGGACGGGGCTGGTCTCAAAGCTCAGCTCACCGTACCAGGACGTATGCAGCACGGAGTAAACGCCCCGGGGCATATCGCCCGCGGAGCTGTTATCCTCCTTGCGGAATACGGTGCAGATGCCCTTGTCCAGGATCATGTGCCCGCCTCCTCGTCGATGTGGATCCACCGCTCCCGGCGGCGCAGGCGCAGCCACTCGGGCATGGCGCCTGGGGTGTCGCGGTTTTGGTATTGCCACACGGTGTAATCTACCACCAGCATCAGGTCATCCGCCGAATCGTTGAGCTGGATGCCGATGCGGGTCAGTTCCTCCACGGCGGCAGCCACGCGCTGGGTCAGGTAGACGTCCAGGTTAGCGTCCAGCCGGTTCAGTCGGGCCTTGACCAGGCTCAGGGCGGTTTCTTGGTTGACGGCCACGGCGCGGCCCTCCTTTTTCTCGATTTTCTGGCGCGGGCTGGGTCAGGTTAGGCCGGATCCAGCCGTCCGCTGCCAGCTGCGCCACGCGATCAGGCCCCGGCGTGTAGCCGGGGCCTGGGTAGGCGTCGCCTGGATGATAGACGCGGGCATCATCCGGGTCTACGAAGGTGATCAGCGCGGTGTACATCGTCAGGCGTTGGCGGTGTCGGTGGCAAAGGCCATGGTGGCATTGGGCGTAGTGCCGCCCAGGCCGATGGCCACAAAGCCCTCAGCAATGGCGGGCGCGCCGTCATAGCGGGCCGTGCCCTTGAACACGGTCTGATCCTGCAGGAAGCGGACGTGCTCGGAGCTGGCAAACTGCTGGCCCGCGCGCTCCGCCAGGATATACAGGTCGAAGTAGCCGCCGATGATGACGTTATCGGGGATGAAGGACAGCACCTCGATGATGCCGCCCACCACGGGCATCACATCGGCCACGCCGGTGACAATGCGGCCAGCGGCGTCCACGGACACGGTGGCAGCCATGAGGGCGGTGTAGGTGGTCTCATTCATCACCCACACCTTTTCGCCGCGGGCATACTTGCCCTTGGCCGCGCCGGAGGCGGTGACGATGGCGCTGATCAGCGCCGCGCCGGTTGTGCCAGCGGCAATGCTGATGATGTTGGTGGTGTGCAGATCAGCCCAGGGGCGGGCGGTGGCGGGATAGCCGGTGGGCGCTTCGGTCTGCACCAGACGGCTGACGATGCCCTGAGGCATCTTCTGGGTGGTGGCGGCGTTGCGGCCATAGAGGATGGCCTTGTCCAGCGCCAGGCCGACGGCCTGGCCCAGGGCGGTCATGAGCTCAGCGGCCAGATCCAGGTCGCTGTCCTCCAGGTTGGCGTTGCACACGGCAAAGAAGCCGCCCACCTTGTAGCAGTCCATCTCCAGGTCGTTGAAGCCCAGGGTCAGCTCGTTGAGATTGGCGCAGCAGTCCGTCCAGATGGCCTCGGGCACGGTGCCCATGATCAGCTGGCGGCCGGTGCCGCGGATGTTGCGCACGGTGACGTGGCGGTAGAGCTTGGAATAGCGCTCGATGTTCTCGCGGATCAGGCCCAGCATGACCTCGGGGATGGTGAGACCCACGTTGGTCAGGGCGCGCTTTTCCTTGATGGCGGTGCGGACTTCGCCCAGGTAGGCCTTGACATCATCACGGGTGACGATATTGGCCAGGCGGTCGCGCAGGGTGAAGCCGACGGCTTCGCGGGTGTTCTTGTTCATGGGCTTTTTGCTCCTCTCGTTGTTATCGCCGCCGGGCGTGGGATTGGCGGGCGGCTCGGTGTTCTGGGCTTCCTCCTCCGTTTTGAGCTCATCCTCCAGGCCTTTGATGACCCGATCCAGCTCGTCCACGGATTCCTGGAGCTTTTCTTTTTCCTCGATCAGGGCGTCCACGGATTCCTGGACGGCGGCCTGTTCGGTTTCATCGGTGACCTCCTCGATGGCGATCACCAGCTCCTGCTCGCGCTTCTCCACGTCCTTCATGGAGGCGCGCAGCTTTTCCAGCTCTTTGGTTTTGAGGTCGATCTTCTTGCGAAGCATCAGCGCTTTAAGAGCCATGTTCGTTTGTTCGCATGTCCGGCCCCATGGGCCGTCCACGCTCCCCCTTTCTTTGTTGGTTGGCCGAGGGCGCGTCGCAAGCCTTACAGGCTCGCTCCTACCCTCTCCTTCATCTTGGCTTTCCAGGCGTCGAGCTTTCGGGCGCGCAGATCTTCACGCTGAGCGCTTCGGGCCTGGATGTTGGTCTCGGCATAGGCCGGGAAGGTGCAGATGCTGACCTCGTACAGCTCCACATCCCGCAGCGTCCAGTGGACGGCCCCATCCGGGCGGCTTTCGGGTTCCTCCAGGACGGGATCAAAGCCAAAGGAGCACTGATCCACGTCGCCGCGCTTGACGCGCTCGTAGGCGTTGACGGCGTCCTGGTCTTTCGGATTGACAAGGATGTCGCCCCACAGCCCGTGCTCGTCCTCCCGCAGGGTGAGGGTACCGGCCTTGGTTCTGCCGGTGACCAGCGTGGTGTCGTGATTGATCAGGGCGCGGATGTCGTTTGCGGCCAGCGACCGCGAAAAAGCGCCGGGCGCGACGGATTCCGTCATGCCGGGCGCGATTTCATAAATGGAGTTAAAAACGGCGAAGTAGCCCACGATGTGCATGCTGCCATCCCCGTCCTCCCGGGTGGAGAATTGGGTGGGCACGGTGCGCACCTGGCGGTGTTCAGCGTTGATCATTGTTTTTCGTCTCCTTCCTCAGCGGGCAGTTATCGGCGGTGGACGACAGCGCCCACCAGCCCTTGCAGGTCTTAAAAAAGACGTGCCCGCAGGGCGCGTCTTGCTTTTTGCAAAAGATGATCATGTTGGCGCGGTATTCGGCATGGGGACAGGCAAGTGTCAGCTTCATTCCTGCACCAGCTTCTTTTGCGACCCGGCCATGTCGGATGGGATGTAATTCTCCAGGATCCGGTATTCTTTGAGCCCAGCCGGGGCCATGTGCATGCGGTCGCGCCATTCGTCGCCGTTGACGTAGCCGCGGTCGGAACCGGCCAGCAGAATATCGCTGGTGGACTTGAGGTCGTAATCCTGCAGCGACCAATAGTTCATGGACAGATACCACTTGTCACTGAGGATCAGCCCGCGGGTAAGCTCCTGCTGGATGCCCTGGGTGATGGTGCGGATCCGGGTGGAAATGAAATTATTCCATTCGTCCTTGTTGTAGCTTCCCACGCCCAACAGAAACGCGGGCACGCCGATCACCGCGGCCACGGTGCGCTTGTCCAGCTCCACCGTGTCCTTGATGGCCAAATCATTCAAGGACAGCGGCTTGATTTGCTCCACCTGGAAGGCCTCGGCGGGGATGATCCATGGCGCGCCGGGCACGGCGGGGCTGACGTATTCCTGCATCAGCTTCTGGCGGCCCGCCGCGCTTTTGAAATTCTCATCCAAGGCGTCCACCTTGACGATGAGGGAGGGCTTAAACTCCGAGGCCATAAAGGCGTTGGTGGTCTTTTGTGCCTGCTTGAGATTGTTGGCGATGTCCCGCAGGGTGACGGTGACGCCGCGGCCCCGCCATAGATACAGCGGGTCGGGATTATAGACAAAATGCAGCACGTCCTCGGGATCCCGGGGGATGCCGTCAATGAGGATCTGATAATCCCGGTAGCTGGCGCCCACGGGGTTGAGCTGCACCCGGCTGGCCGCGATGGGCTCCAGGCTTTGCAGGTTGCCCATGTAGGTATGGGGCACCACCACGCTGTTTCCGCTGCCGTACAGCAGCAGGTTCATGACAATGGCGGTCATCCATTGGCTGCGGGTCATGTTGCGGTTGGGGTGGATGTCGATCATGCGGGAGAGCTCGTTCTGGATCCGGATGTCGCCCGCGTCGGTGTTGGACATCAAATAGATGGTCA